GCAAAAAATTTCACAGCATTTTCTAAATTCATGTTCAGCGCTCTCCACACATTACGCTTTAAGGATGGCGCCAATACCCAGCGCCCTATTGAGGAATTGCACTAGCAGCTCTATCTGGCTGCCGTGCTGCCGCTCCCAGGTACTGACGTCCCGGTGCAGCTCGTCGTGACACCGCCGGCATAGCGGGATCACAAACAGGTCATGGGTCTTGGTTCCGACACCACCCAACCCTAGACCTGAATTGATGATGTGATGCGGATCGTCAGCAGAACTACCGCACCCACTGCACTGCTGAGTCTTCACCCAGCGTGTGTACTTCTCACTCTCCCAGCGCTGCAGCTTGGGGCGCAGCATAAAGCCTGCCGCGGGCGCTTCATCAGCCGCCAGCTTGATCACCGGCTTCATTTTCTCCTGGGGGATGGAGGCTTCCGCCGCCTCTACCTTGGCAGCCAGAACTCCCTGTGCCGTTGGCCGATCCGGGATGATAGTTGACTCACTCATCACGCCGGTGATCTCCTCCGGCTCTACGCCAGTGATCCGGCGCGCAATGCCTCCGGGGATCAGGTCAGTGACACCGAACTCCAAGGCCCACCAACACAGCTCCGGCCATGTCAGTTGATGCCCCTCCGGCAGCTTGAGCCCGCGGCGGGCAGCCTCAATCACCCACTCCGCGCGGTTTTTCTCGCACAGTGCTATAAACAGCTTGCCCTCCGTGCCGCGCATGGCGTTGTCGCAGGTCCAACACAGCCTGGCGCCACCATGCTCGCCATGGGTATTGGTCAGCTGTATGTCATGGTATCCATCGCGCACACCTTTCCACTGGCAGTAGTGGAAATTTTCCAAATATTCCGAAAAGTTCATGTACAGGCCCGCAGCTTTCTGCACGCGCTCATGTGCAAAGAAGGGGCGCCACACAGGATCCGCCGCTATCAGCTGCTCAGATACCAGCTCACCGGCGGGGCTGTCATGAAATGCCGCGGGTACATCGGCCAGCATTACGCGCTGGCCATCGGTGAAACGGCGCGTCAGTTTTCCGGTTTTAAGCAGGACAACGCCTGCACTCCGCTGCGGGTATGCGGTAAACAGCATGCGCATTACGCTGTCTCCCGGATCCGAATACCTCGAGCAGTACCGCGGATCAGCTCAATAGCGCCACTGCGACTCAATGCCTTAAGGTGATCTTCTGCGGCGTTGGGTGAGCGGAAGCCAATCCCCCTGGCAATCTCCGCACGCGTTGGAGGGAAACCGTTAGCAGCGATAAAATCACTGATAAAGCTCAACACACCTTCCTGCTTCTTAGTCAGCACCATCACGCCTGCGCCTCCATCATCATCAACTTGAGTAGGTCACCCGCTCTGGAGTCAAAGAAGTGTGGTTGCGTCTCGCGCGGGTTGTTCGGGCTTGTGATGTTCTTCCCGTACTGGCAGCCACGCGCTGTTACCGCCCAGAACGCCTTAACGCCATTCTTGGCCTTGGCTGAGCGGCTAGGGCGCTCACAGTGCTGAACGATGCCTAACTGCACCAGGCGCCGGTATGCGGCCGGTGTCGATATGGGAATGTTGTGGCGCTTCAAAATGGCGGTGAGTGAACTTGTCGGCCTACTTGACCCATCGGCGGCATCTGATGGGGCATCGATGGCATAGGCCGGCATCAACTCAGGAATGCCAACGAACTGCTGCAGTTTCTGATAACCGGCCAGCTTAGAGGAATTGGAGAGATTGAGAGTCTTGGCGGCAGACTCCAGGATCATGATCCCCGCCTGTACCTTATCGGCAGCGCAGTTATCCCTAGCAGCGGACTGTATTGCGTCAAATGTACGAATGACTTTTAGATTAAACGCTGCGCTGATCCACATGGCATAGGCGTAGACAAGTTCCTTGCACGCATACGTACCCCGGTAGTCACCGCCATTTATTACGGTAATTGGTTGATTATCAAGCACTCCTGTAATCTCAGGAGTGGCGATTATTTCGCCTATAAGCTCTTTTGTCTGCGCCAGAGCCAGCCAGTTAGTTGGCTGGTGACGCTTTTCACCACCGGCGGCCCGGTGCAAGTCGTTTAAGCAGAAACGTCCATCAACATCCTGACGAACGCAGATACCATCAATCGAGATCAATTGATTCATCACTACCTCCACACAGTTGGTTGTCCCCACATACCCCGGCATGGCTATGTGGTCTATCTATTCTACTGGATATTAAAACAGCCCGCATGAAAATCTTTTTGTTATATAAGGCATTACAAATAAAATGAAAAATCATGATTGGCATAATTGGCACACTATTTGCTCGAAAGCTTCTTAGGTAACGATAAGATTTGCTGTACCGTGATCTCAACACAGCCGCCTTTCACCACCTCGCCGAACTCCGCCGTCAACCGCTTAATCTGGCTGTCGTCATGCCAGATGCCGATCTTCGTCATTGAGTCCAAAGGTGCTTTGAAAAAGTTATCCAGATCACGGCTGGCGCGAGTTGGCGGGTACAGGACGACATGCACAGACAGATCGCCGGCCATCGGAACCGGATAGCGGCGCAGCTGCTCCAGTACACGGGCGCGGCATTCGATGTGGAATGCACGCCCTCTGGCGCTCACTAGGTGACGGCCAGCAAGCGGCCCCCGCGAGGGGGCGCGCCAGTAGGTGTTAACGCTAGGTGGGAATGGGAGGTATAGCTTCATCACACCCCCAAGCTGGCGACAATGTCCGTCGCCGTCTCGCGAGTGCTTCCTTTGCTGGATATTGCCCGTCTGGCGCTGACGCGATGCAGCGTAAAACCGTGGCGATCGTAAAGGTCCAGCACCCTGGGTGCGGTGGAGTTGCTGATAACAATCTTCGCCCCGCGCCGATGAGCCGCAACACAACTTTCAGCCAGTGCGATCTGGCTATCCCATGAGAAGCCGCCGGCGGCGTAGTTAGTAAATCCCGCAGTGCCTGGCATGGGCTCGTATGGCGGGTCGCAGTAAACGACATCGCCGGCGCCAGCAAGCGCGAGCGTTCGCCTAAAGCCAGCGTTCATGAATACGCATGAATGAGACTTACTCTTAAACGCCTTAATCTCTTCTTCCGGGAAATGTGGCGCTTTGTACTTACCCCAACTGACGTTGAAAAAACCATTACGGTTGTAACGGATCAGGCCGTTGAAACAGTGCCGGTTGAGATACAGGAATGCTGCAGCACGCTCCGGGGCGCTCATACGCTGATCGTTAAACTCGTCGCGCACCTCCATGTATGCCACCTCGCTGTTAGAGCGACTGAATAGCATTTGGGCGTATGACAGCACCCGGGTATGGTCAACATCCAGCATCTGATAGAGATTAATCAGATCCGGGTTAACGTCGGCCAGAAGGAAGCGCTCGTGCTTGTTGGAGTTCATGAACACTGACCCGCCGCCAACGAATGGCTCAATGAGGCGGTTACCGGCAGGGATCAACTGATCCAGCGCTGGCAGCAATGAGTATTTACCGCCAGCCCATTTCAAGAAGGGCCGCTGCCAGCTGCGAGTTACTGCACCTGCAGCAGCTATGGCGTCCGCAATCTGCTCGCCAATCCAGTGCATCACCGGCACGGCCATGCTATTCCCTAGGGCCTTGTATCGAGGGCCATCAGCTGCACGCCCACAACACTCCTCAAACGTTAACTTTCCACCGCGCATCAGGTATTTCGCAAAGTCACGATCCATCTTCTCAGGGCTTACCTTTCGCCCATACTCGATGAGCGTGTAATCGTCTGGAAATCCCTGTAGCCGCTCACACTCCCTAGGAGTAAGGCGACGAACATGATTATTCCAGCCAATGGCGCCAACCCCCATGCCAGCACGGCCACCGTTTGGGGTTAGAAGCGCATTAGCGGTTCCATCACCCCTCACTTCGACTGATGATCCATCCTTTCGCCCGCGAATTGCGAGTGTATAGGGTTCAAGGACAACGCACGCATTCTCTTGCCCGTTGTTGCGGCCCAGTGTATGCGCTAGTTCATGGTTTGAATCGGGATCCTGTGTGCCATGCACAGCAAATGTTTCAACATCGAAATCAAGACGCTGTCCTTTAGCTGTCAGGCATGCTGCAACATCGATGCTTCCGCCAGTATTACCACCACCAAAAGCGATCAGGTGTCCAGCTTGCCCTTGGTTGTCGTCAGCACCGCACGTTCCAACGCCATTTGCAGTAAGGGCGGCAACCGTCGATTGCGGTTCTCTGCGCGGCGGAGTATCCCGGCGCACGCTTTCGAGCTCAAAAAGTACCGCTGTGGGATCGAATCCCTTTCTAGCACTTGCGACAACGAACACACGCTTGCGGCGTTGGGCCACTCCGAAAAATTGAGCGTCAAGGACTCGCCAGGCAATAACCCTTTGGGGTCCAGACACACAACCTGCGTGCGTCCATTTTCCCCCTGCTGGCTGTAGCTCACTGCTTTCTCCGGCAAGCCCTGCCAGAAAGCAGCCGAACGCGTTGTCTTTGCTGCTGAGGACGCCCGGAACGTTTTCCCAGACGATGATCGCTTCTTCTTCTCCGCGTTCACGGCGTTTGTCGTCGATTGCATTGGCTAATTCCACATAAGAAAGGGTTAACTGCCCGCGGGCATCATCCAGCCCATTGCGGAGTCCGGCGATACTAAAGGCCTGGCATGGTGTACCGCCGACCAAAATATCAGGTGCATCTACATCACCAGCACGCACTGCGGCAGCTATTTTTGTCATATCACCAAGATTGACTACGCTATTCCAGCGCTGCGCCAGCACAGCAGAGGGGAATGCCTCAATCTCGGCAAACCATGCTGGAGTCCACCCCAGCGGCTCCCATGCAACGCTGGCCGCCTCAATTCCACTGCAGACAGATCCGTATTTCATTCTGCAAATCTCCCGCCTACGCAGTTGTCATAGTCCATACGCGGATCACCGCTGGTACGCTGCACACAACGCACATGGCGCGATAGCTCGTTACGACGCTCCACAACCCCGCCGATCTGTGACGCACTGGCGCACATGGCCGCCGCGGTCAGCTCAGTGATCGCCCTACGGTAAAACCCACGCGATGCCAACGACTCCGCACGCTCGCAGTGTGCTGTGGCCATAGCCGATTTTTTTATGCTCATGCTGCCTCCCCTGCTGCGCCCTGGCGCTGCTCAACTTCGGTCCAGATACTGTTCCAGCGCTTCTGCGCCCACTCCGGTGACATCTTGCCGACGTTTGCCATGCTGGCCGCCTTGCGGGCTGCCTGCTCCAGCGCTGACGGCTCACGCAGTGGGATACCGGATCCGATAAACCGGCGGAACGCAGCATCACGCAGCGTGGTATCGCCCGAGGCGTGGTTATTACCGGTGGGTTTATTCAGCAGCTTGACGGTCAGCTCATCCCATTTTTCACGCAGCTTGCGCGGTGAGAGCACGTTCTGGCACCAGAAGCTATCCCGATTCACGACCTTGAAAAGTTCGCAGATATCCCGATGGCTACGGCCGTCAAGCTGGCGCATCAGGCGGACTTCGTTGGCCCATTCCGTCCAGTTGGGTTGGCGTGCGGTGGGGTTGATTACCTGGATACGTTGGAATATCCAGCCCGCGCAGTCGAGGTCTTCCTGAGTCCCCCAGGACTTACCGGATGGCGTGTAGACCACTGCTTCGGGGTGCTTAGCCAGAAAATCACTTTTCGACACGTCGGGGGATTCGCCAGAATTCCGCGACGAGAGGTTTTTATTCTCTGTAGTAATCTCTGTTGTATTCTCTGTTGTATTCTCTGTAGGATCATTAGGCCAACTTGACCCAATGGATCCGCCCATGTTGACCTGATGCACAGTGTCATTTTGACCAGATGCATTATGGCAATTTGACCTAATGGATTTGGTCATTTTGACATTATCCATTTTGTCATTTTGACCTAATGGGGAACCCTCACAAGAATCACCAACCTTTTTCGCCTTAATTAACTGATTTTCATAATTAATTGTGTAGTGACTAGTCATATCACGCTTCTTCTTGTTCAGCGACTCAATCCGAATAACTCCCATTTTTTTCAGTGATGAAAATGCCCGCCTGATCGTCGAATCAGACCAGAAAGGGAACTGCTTGGCCCACTCTTCTGGAGTGTTGTAAATCCAGCGCTGGCCACCGAAATCGACGCCTGACGTGGTTTCTTTCAGCCAGTAATGCAACTGCTGCAACACGATTGCCTCATTCAGGCCTATCGCCTCAGCTAGCTCAGGATTAACCACAATTGGCCGGCGTGTTAATAACAGGCTCATCAGCCAACCCTCCGAAAACGGCTTTTAAAAATGGATAGCGCGGTATCAATCGTCCACTTATAGGCGGGATCTGTTAGCTGATAGGTGACCAACTGCCTTTCTGTGCATGTCGAAACTACACGCACGATATGGCCATGAGCGCCCATATACAGATGGCCAACCCTCGGAAACTTAACCATGCGCCCTCCCGTTCCCGTAAAACTCGCCCCATGCCGCATCAACCGCTGCACGACCGACTACCAAGCCCCGGCGAGGTTGGTTGTTGCCTGACCGATTAGACGCCGCTACGATTTGCTCATAGCTCAGGCGGCCACCAACAATCCGGCACCGAAATTGCGTTGATGGACGTTTTGGGTTTAAAATGTTCATGCGTTTATCTCCACACAGAGTTATGCGCAACCGACGCACAGGGACGGCATTCCCTGTGCGTCACCCCTTCCATTGAAAACAACCACGAATTATTGACTGGCGCCCCATACAGAACCGAATGGGCGTAGAAGTGCATCGCAAAGCATCCCACCGAAGCCATAAATAACGACGCCAAATCAGCAAACTCATCAGCGCAGATAACGCCATCAGAAGCCGCTTCTCGTTGTGCTTTCGCTAACTCACCACTGGCTATAGCATTGCGCTGTGCATAGTCATACAGCTCTACGTTGTCGATCTGCTCTGGTGCTGGAACCTCAAAGGTGGCATTCCCAACGCGAGCCGAACTGTACTCTGCAAACAGTTTCGTCCCCGACAAATCCTCCATCAGCTCTATCTCCGCCAACGTGAAGAACCGGCTAGCGCACTTCTGATCCAGGCGGTTGCGGAACGCGTCATAGGTCATGCCAAGCTGTGTGGCCATCGCCTTTTGGCCACCAGGAAATGCCTTGCACATCTCCTTGATCGTTGCCTTGATGTCTACCATCTCTTCTTCCCCTTGGTTGTTTCGATTTAATGTTTTTATGACTACTCTTAACCTTGAAGAGCAGGGTCTTCTGCGTTCTAAAACATTCCGGGATATAAAACATCTCTAGACAGCCCGGTAGCCTCTTCGTACTTGCGAACCTTTGCTACTGGCAGACGCCCCCCTCTCCGCTTGAGCATGTTGATAGCTTGGGGTGTTACGCCAATCTTCTCGGCCAGAACCCTCTGGGAGCCACCAACGGCATTAATAGCCAGATCAAGGGGAGTGACCGGACTTTGACTCTTGTTGATCATAAGGCACTCCGATTATATGAAATCAACACCATGTTAATTTGTCACGTTGATTAAATCAACATTATGATGATGGAAAAGAATAAACATTTTGTTTACTGTTCTCCGTTGGACGGAGGGTGTTTACGATGAAAGTTTCAGAAAGAATCAAATACTTGCTATCGGAAGAAGGGTTAAAGCAGAAAGAGCTTGCTGATTCTCTTTCAACCAGCCCTCAGACGGTAAACAACTGGATAAAACGCGATTCAATAAGCAGGGAGGCAGCCCTGCAACTATCGGAAAAATTTGGATATTCTTTGGATTGGCTTCTGAATGGAACCGGAAACCCAAAGAAAGACATGGATGGGGAGATCCCGCCACAATCAGAATGGGGCAAAGTAAGCGCGTGGGACAACGCCACCCCATTGCCAAATGATGAGGTAGAAGTGCCATTCCTAAAGGACATCGAATTCGCCTGCGGTGATGGGTGCATTCAGGACGAAGATCACAACGGATATAAGCTGAGGTTCTCAAAATCAACCCTTCGCCGTGTTGGCGCTAACAGCGATGGTTCTGGAATTCTTTGCTTTCCTGCGAAAGGAGATAGCATGGAGCCATTCATACCAAATGGCTCTACAGTAGCCATTAACACGCTGGATAAGCGCATCATTGATGGGAAGGTCTATGCCATCAACCAAGATGGATGGAAGAGGCTAAAAGTGCTGTATCAAACCGGGCCTGATAAGCTAAGCATCCGGAGCTTCAACAGCGAATCCCACCCTCCAGAAGAAGTCCAAATGAACGATGTCGAAATCATTGGTCGCATGTTCTGGTCTGCCATGATGTGGTAATGGTAGTAGCAAAACATAGCTAATATCCTATAGAAATAGAACATTCCCATACCGGCTGCGCGCCGGTTTTTTTGACATAATCAACACAAAAAAATCCACACTCTAAATCCGCCTTCCATCACTGCGCGCACCTCGCGATAAAAAATATCAACATAATGTTGACTGTAAAATCAACATGGTGTTTAATTGACTCATGCCCGGAACGAAATGCTACAACAGACAGCGAACAGTCCGGAAACAGCCGAGATAGATCGATAGTAAAGTGAAGTGGAGGTGCACATGGAAAAGCAAGAGCCACAAGTAATAGTCAACGGCATGTCAAATGATGAGCTGTTTCAGTGGGTAAAAGAAAAAGCCACAGCGGCTGCCGAACTTGAATCTGCACTTTCTCATAAGAGAGGGCTATTGTTCAGTCTGGAAATACTAGAGCTGGAAATAACCGGACTTACCAAAGCTGCAACATTAAATATTGTTGAAGATTTTGATGCTATCGCAGGTTCAGAGCAGACACATAATAAAAATGAGCCATTTAATGTTGCGTTGGGGCTCTCCATTAGTGATGTGAATGTACGTGAACATCACTTGCGTAAATCACCAATAATTAATAAAGTCCATGATATTAAGCTTAATAATGAATCAGAACCTAACTTGTTAATTATCAGCTCTGAAGTTTTGGAGAGCCTGAAAAATGGACTAGCAGCCAATCATGTTAAGCCAACACCAGGAAACCTACGAGCAGTGATGGCTATTATTGAGCGGTCACTACCTGACGACGGAGTTGAGCTTTTCATCTAAAAACTCTTCGTACTTATCGTAAAGCTTTTGGATAGTTTGTATTGGATCGCGAGCGATTACCGGTCCTCTAGGTGAGGCCAATTGACCAGAGCGATACGCATTATGTGTATCAACAGCAAGGCGCATTAAAAACATAACTTTTTCTTCATGAGTCATAAGTAAGTATCTCTTGGTTGTGTAGGAATACCCAAGATACCACTGCCGCCTGAGGTGGTAAAACGATCAGGCTCTAATTTTAGCATGGAGACAACGCCGTCCAGGCGTGAAGATGAGGGGGGAGTTATGGCAAAGACGGAAAGAGAAAACAAGAAAGTGACTTCTCTCCCGGCAGGCATGACGTTTAAGCCGCTGTATGAAAAATGTCCTTTATGTGGCTGTGATCTAAATCAACTGCCTAATGCCTTTGTAGATAAGGTAAATACCGATAGCGCAGAGGATAGTGCCAGTAAGACTGAATTTTCTTTTGAAGCCAGTACCAAGAAAGCGCTGACCCCAAACCTCTTCGATTTGTGTAAAGCGTGGATGATTCTTCCATTCTCCACAGCTAAGAAATACTCCACCAAGAGAAATAAAAAGCGTCTCATTGGTTGGAAGTTTTGGAAGTAAACCAGCACCAGTTGAGAGAAAGATTACCGTACAGACAACTATCATAACTTTGTACCAGGAATCCAGCTCCAGTTTTGATAAAGGATTTTCCATATTTTCAGTTTCTTGGATGTATGAGAACACCAAGAATACCACTGCCGCCTGAGGTGGTAAAACGACCAGGCACATAATTTACGTGTGGAGACAGCGCCGAACCGGCGGCACCGTAGGGAAACCGAGCGCGGATATCCGGTAAAAATTGCCTTGTATCAGTTGGCGGCCCCTGCAGCATCAACACCAGGGGGCTTCTCGGGTCGCCGCCCTTTTTACAGCAGCATGAGTAGTTGGCCTTCGTGGGGCGTTGGCTGAGTGCTCATCCTGCTGTACTACGGGAAACCAACGGCCAGCTGGCGGTGCCGTTATAACACCGGCAGTGATCGATGTGACTTCCAACGCAGGCGATCACCGGAGCCACACGATACGTGGCACACACAGAGAAGGGTTCTGGCTAACCTTAACTTAAGTATGAAGTAAGTTATTCAGTCTATCCGGCTAGAGCTCTTCTCTGTGTGAATCCCTTAGATGCCAATCGTGTTGATTATCCGTAATCAGCGCCGGGAACACTCGTACCTAAAAAATGTGTGGAGATAACGATGAAACTTGCTCAAATCAAAAATGCCATCGCCTATAAGGCGACGCTCCCTAACACTGAGAACCTGCTGGCTCACATGCAGGAGCAGCTGTTCACCGATGTTATAGAAACGGCGTTCCATGGATATGGCTTCGTGGCCAATGACATTACCGGTGAGATGATCACCCCGATTACTGGCGGGTTTTCTTTCACTATTCGCTACGATGAAAAAGTGATCCCTGCGAAGGCGGTCGTCGCCAAACTCAGTGAACGCATTGCGGAGCTACAGGCAAAGAATTTGCTGGGTGAGAAAATTAGCCGTCCGGTGAAAAACGAACTCAAGCAAGCGGTCTTAGCCGAAATGTGCAAGACAGCATTTATAAAAACAACGCTTCTTACCTGCTACTACAACGAGGAAAATCACCTTCTGTTTGTAGATACGCCAAGCGCGAATATGGCCAACATGTGCATGCACCTATTGGTAAAGGTCACTGGGTCCGTTAAAACCGAAACTATCAACATCAGCGACCCTAAGCACGGCCTGACAACTCGCCTGAAAAATTATCTGCAAAATAACATGCAGCCGTTTGACGGATTCACTGTCGGAAATATGGTGCAACTCGGACGCATGGATGAGCAGAAAGAGGTGATTACATATTCAGAAACTGAGTTGTTCTCAATCTCCGATGAGATCCTGAGTAAATTATCTGTATGCTTCACCGTCGAAAAACTTCGCCTGGTATTCAATGGCGATATTACGTTCGTCCTCACTAATAAATTTCACTTTAAGCAGATCAACCTCCTGTCAGATCCAGCCTATGAAGATGATGACGATCTCCCCTATCGCTGGCGCCATGAGGCGGGGCTAAAGCTATTCCTCCTGTCCAATATCGTCCTCGGTCTGGTTTCTGTTCTTGAGTACAAAAACGACGCTGAGAAAAACGCGGAGGCGTCAGCATGAGCAAATACAGAAAAGGCACCCTTTATCTACGCAAGATGAAGCCCAGCGATAAATCGAATGACTTTCGTATCTGTATGCGAATGGAGCTTTTCAGTGACAAAAAAGCCTGGAAACGCCCTGAAGAAATCAAGCCAGTAGTTCTTATTCGGCACGGTATGAAACGCATCGTAAGCGTATTCATGAACATGGATGACGCTTACGGATGTTTGATCAGCGGGGCGCTTGAAAAACGGGCGCGCAACTCTCGGCACAACCCTAGCCGAGGTATGCGCTACACCAAAGGCGACATGAAGAAAGCGTTCCGCAAATGGGCATTAAAGCACAATCGTGGGGTAGCCAAATGACCGCACTCAACAAACAGGCGCTGCGTGAAGCGGCGGTAAACGCCAAAATAGCCGGAGAGGCTCCGGTTATGCCGTTCGATCAGCGGATCGATGCGCTGAATTCGTTCACAAAGCTCCTTACCCCAGCTACGGCTATCGCACTGCTGGATGAAAACGAGTCGCTGGTGCGCGCCAACTCGGCCCAGGACGATCACATCAATCAACAGCAAGACCGTATCGACCGACTTGAGAGAGGCAGCCATGAGGCCGCCAAGCAAATCAGCTCATGGCGCCAGATTGCCAAACAGAACATCGCTGAGCGAGAAAAAGACATTGCTGAGCTTTGTGCGGCCCGCCAGCGCATAGCAGAACTGGAGGAGGAACTCACAAATGTAAAAGCAAAAGCTTTGTATTGGGACGCAGACAACACCGAATCTTCTTATGAAGATCCAGCAGATATTTCCGGTGCGCTAGATCTTAACCCGGGTGATCATTTCTATGTTCAGGTGGCATATCTCGATAAAGACAAGGAATACATTGTCAACGATGATGGGTCAGTGTCCTGCACTCAACTAGTTAATAGCTGCGCTGTTACAGCTCAAAAGCTGCGGGAGGACAACGTATGACTGTCAAAAGTATCGCTGAAACGCACGGGATGGATGTCGATTTCGTACAATGGTTTTTCGATAACAAAAAAGATGGCGCTGGTAATGTGTGGTTCATCGTCTTGGCCGCCATGTGGGAAGCCCGCGACTACTATAAAAAGCGGGAGGCAGAGTTGCGCGCACAAGGTGTAGAGATGTTAGTAAAAACATGTAAGGAAAACGTCTGGTGTGAAGATGATGTGAATTTCATGCTTTGTTATGCCAAACAGCTGCGGGAGGCCAAAGCATGAAAGATCTCCCTATTATTTTCAACGACGAGATGGTTCGCGCCATCCTTTCAGGCACCAAGACCATGACCCGCCGGCCAGTGAAAGATCGGTGTTTGGAGTTATTTGAAGTCGCGGCCAGCGTAGGAGAGTGTCACTCGCTGCAATTTTGCGATATCGCAGACGAGCGCAGTCAGCCGTATTATCGCGAGTTTTGCCCGTTCGGTGCCGTCGGTGATCGCCTGTGGGTGCGCGAGGCGTATCAGGGGCCACTATTCGATTACGAACAGATGGAGGCATATCTCGAAGACAATTCGAAATTTGAGAAGCAAGAATATTGCGAATACAGGGCAGACGGGGGTTCTCGTCCTGAATATTACGACGGTGACGATAATCTTCGTCACGGTTGGCGTCCATCAATCCACATGCCTCGCTGGGCATCACGCATCACTCTGGAGATAACCGACGTCCGCGTAGAGCGCCTACAGGACATCACAGAGGGCGATGCGCGATCTGAGGGGGTAACACTCAGTAATCCGCGAATCCTGTCACACAGGGACGAATTCCGCCAGCTATGGGGTGATATCTATGGTTGTGACGGATGGCGTAGCAATCCCTGGGTGTGGGTGATCGCTTTTAAGCGTGTTGATACCGGCAGCGCTGCTGGCACCAGTAAGGGGGAGTGAGATGACTGACATACCAAAGGGGTTCTGGAAAGAGTGGGGGCGCCTGTGCAGATTGTGTGGCAAACGCCGCACCCGAACCTATGTTGGCACGCCGAAATTCCACTACGGCGCACTAAGCAAAGCCCAACAGATAAAATGGATTGACTAACCCATGACCACTATTACCAAAGAGCGCCTGATCAAAATTCAGCAGTGGCGCGAAACATACGGCGCTGGCCATAACGTCATATTGCCAGCAGAGGAAGCGGCAGAGCTGGCGCGCATCGCTCTGGCGTCGCTGGAGGCTAAGCCGATAGCGTGGACTGACGAGGAAGAGTTGCGTGATGTTGAAAAAATCAGCTGCGGATACCTTTTTGCGGTAAGCCCTATAAGCGAAAACGCAGACCCTCGCCGGGTAATTTATCTCTACACCGCCCCTATCGCGCCAATGGTGCCGTATGAAATCCCGTTAGGATTAACTAGTCAAATTATTAACCTAATTTCCTCCGATCTACGCGGCCACAACTTGACTCAGAGAATATGGAACGCCTGCCGCGCGGCAATGATTGCAACAGCACCACAGCAGGAGGCCAGCAATGACTAAAGACGTCGTTATCGATACCGAAACCATGGATACCGTGCCCAGCGCCCTACTGCTGTCTATCGGTGCCTTTGCGGTCGATGTCAGCGATCTGGAAGATACCCAGGCCAACATCCTGAAAGTTGCCCGCGATATTGACCTGCAGGACTTCTCCGTACTGGCCTTTTACACCCGGCTCGACGCCACAGATCAGCTGATGCTAGGCCGAACCGTCAGCCAAAAGACCCAGACGTGGCGGAAAGACCAGGCCGAAGATGCACACGAAGCCCTAACCGGCGATCGCGTAGCCCTCAGCGAAGCCCTGATCGGCCTCTCTCGCTGGCTGGATTATCACCCCGGCGCCAGGGTGTTTTTCCGTGGGCCAGATTTTGACGGTGCCATTCTGGAGAACGCCTAC